GTCCAACCCTCCTTGCGCTTCGCGATGGCAAACTCCCGGTCCTTGTCGCGGCGCGCTTGGACGTTCTGCATTCGCACGCTTTGGCGCATAGGCTTCACGCGATTAGCCGGCGGGTGCTTGGTCTTCTTCCCGTTCTCTTCCCGCGGCAATAGCTCGGAAACGTAGTGTCGCGTGACGCCTAAGGCCTCAGCAATGTCCGCGTTGTCTTTGCCTTGGTTTCGCATCTGCGCCGCCAGTGCGACCGATTCAGCGCGCGGCCGGCGGACCTTGCCGGGCATCTTGCGTGTCTTATCCCACAGCTTTGCCGGATTGGCCACGACGGTCATGCCGTTGCGGGCCAGCATTTCGCGGATTGAGTCGGCGGTTAGACCGGGTTTAACGGCATCTAGTAGGCGGTGCGTGCTCATGTCGGGATAAGCTCCTGTTCAACGTGCTCTTCAACCGCGGCCAAGTTTCGGACAGCTTGGTTGTAGTAGGCTGCCTTCAACTCCACGCCGATGCCCTTCCGGCCATTCAGGACAGCGCCATACACCTCACTGCCGACGCCCATGAACGGTGTCAGCACAACCTCGCCGGGATTGCTCCACAGGACGCAAGCGCGCTCGATCACGTCGAGTTGCAGGGGGTGAACGTGGCGCTCGTCATCAGACTCCCGGCTTTCCTTGTAAGGCAAGGTCCGCTCGATCCGAATGTCATCCCAGAAGCTGCTCGCGTATTGACGCCAAATCCAATGACTAAAGCGGTTCTCGGTCTGCTTCCCTGTATGCCCCTTGTATTGCTGAAGCTCATGAGGGATTACACGCTCTCCGGCGTAGGAATGAAGTCCGGTCGGATGCGAAACCGGAACCGTGTTCTCGCCCTTCTTTCGGAACGTCAACAGGTAGTCGGCGCTAGCCACATCACAGAGCGTGGAGTCTTCCACGATCTGAGCGTGTGCCAATCCCTTCGCCATTGTTCGGAGACGGACGCCAAGCGGTTCTTTCCAAATCGCGCGCCGGCCCATGAATTGGAAACCGTGCTGCTCGTGAAGCCGGATGATGTCGCCGGGGAAGTCGATCAATCCGGTTCCTGCATTTGCGCCGCAACCCATGCGGGCGGTTTCTCCGTTTCCTTTGCCGGGCACGTCCATACAATGAACAGCGGTAATTCGTCCCGGCTTGGTTAGCCGCGCAATTTCCGCAACCACGTAGCCGTAATGAACAAAAAACTCCTGATAGCTGGCGCAGTTGCTTAGGTCGCGCTCACTGCTGCTGTAATTGTAGAGTCCGCAGAAGGGCGGAGAGTAAATGCTGAGGTCAACTTTTTCGTCCGGCAGCGAGCGCATCACTTCAACGCAGTCGCCATTATACAGCGCATACTTGGCGCAGATTGTTTGATTGATTATAGCCATGATGGAATCTCTTGTTTGTTAACGTGGGTGTTTGCCTTTTCAATGCGGAGTTCGTTTGTGATAAGCTCAACCAGCTTTGCAAACATCTGCTCCGCTTGGTCAGACTTGCGGTTAAGGTTTGAAAGGACGCCCGCCTCGCCTTCGCTTGAGATAACGTCAACCTTAACGACGTGCTTTTGTCCAAACCTCCAGAAACGCCGGATTGCCTGATACCACTGCTCAAACGAATGCGACGGGAATGATGTGGTATGGTGGCAATGTTGCCAGTTAAGACCAAACCCGCAGACAACGCTTTTGGTGACCATGTTTTGAACTTGGCCACGTTGAAACGCCTCAATCTTTTCCTCCTTCTCGTCATCGGAGTCATCGCCCGAGACTTGGACGCAATCTTGAATCAGTCTTTCAAGAAGGTCGCCTTCCTGGTTCAGATGACACCACGCGACGGATGCGCCTTTGTGAGAGTTGACCAGTTGAGCGGCCATCTCGCATCGTTCTTGAATTGTCCGGCGCCGTTCGCTCCTTTGCTCCTGCAATCCGATGGCAGGCATATCAAAAAGGAAGTCAGGGTTGCGCGACCTTGCCTTGATGATGTGCTCAACCGAATTGAGTTCTGGCAGCTTGTAGGCGTCGTCTGGAAATCCAATGTCAGAAGGCTTTCTGACTGCCCTTGCCCACGAACATACCCAGCGCCAGAAATCGTTCTGAGCATGGCCACGAAACCGATAGAGCCCGGACCGGAATTCTTCGCTCCTGCTGGTTGTCTGCTCTGACTTTTTGAAGAAGCGGTTGAGCATGTCCATGAACCCAAGATCACCCAGCGCCTCGCTTGAAGTGCCAAGTTCAATGTAGTCATTCGGCGCGGCTGTCGCCGTGCAAAGCAGCCTATATGGCAGCTTCCGCATGAATTCTGTCACCTGTCCTTTTATGGCGCCGTCAAAGCTCTTAAGGATTGAGGACTCATCGCAGACAACGCCTCCGAATTGCTTCCAGTCGAATTTGTGAAGCTGTTGGTAGTTGGTGACGGTGATTGGAGCGGATGCCGATCCGTCGCGCGATTGCTTCGCTTCTATTCCAAACTTCTCAGCCTCGCGAACGGTTTGGGCACCAACCGAAAGCGGCGTCATTATCAGGACTGGCTTGCATGTTTTTTCCACGACGTTCTGAGCCCATACCAATTGCATCGGAGTCTTCCCAAGTCCGCAGTCGGCAAAGATGGCCGCGCGACCCTTTTCAATTGCCCACGTCGTCAGCGCGCGTTGGAACGGAAACAGGAAGTCCGGCATGAACAGCGGCTTGAATCCGGACTGGTTCCCAAGATGCGTTTTGCGCTCAAGAAACACGCGGTAATCAGTCGCGGCCGCCGCTTGGTTGCTAACCTCACTCACGGGAAACCTCCTGCGTCAGTGGTGAAATCTGAATCTCGCATCCGGTTTCGGAGCCGTAGGTTTTTACGATGCTCAAGCTCACAACCAAGCTGTCATCGGTCCATGCGCTGACATCGGTAAGGGCGTCGAGAACGGCCTTAGCGAGGTTGTCCGCGTCGGGCTTGCTGGTCACGTAGCGGGGCGCGGTTGGCTTTAGCTCCCATCCGCTGGCCCTCAGGTGCGCCTTTGGCCGCGGCATCACGAAGCGCATGGCGACGGCGACCGGACCCATATAGACGGGCTTACCAAGCTCAGCAGAGCGGCCCTTGAACTCCGCGCGAACGCATCCCTTCCAAGCATCCGCGGTGCCGGGATCATAGACGCCGGCATGGTTGCCCCGCTTGAACGCTTTAACGCGCGGCTGGCCTTTGGGGAGGCCGGAGACAAAGAAGGCGAGTGGTTTCATAGCGTCTGGATAAAGTCCGCGGTTTCCTGCCACTCAATGCATGTCCGCAAGTCTTGCCAGCTTTTGAGCGCAATCTTGGCGACTTCAACGGCTTGCTCGCGTGAAAGGATCGGGCTGTGTTCCTGGATAGCGTCGGCGGCGTTATTGAGCCACGCGGCGCGACGTGAGAGGAATTGTTCAGTGGTGGTCATTGTTGGCCTCCCTCCAAAAGCTCCGGCTGGCTTGGGTCCGCAATAGCCTCCGAATCTTCCTCGCCGTCGATCTTGGTGCGGACGGAGAATCCGGCTGCCGGTGTTGAGCACACCGCGTTGTGAGTCTTGGCGAGCTTGAAGGTGAACCAAACTGAAAGCGTTCCGTCTTCAGAGTTTAGCAGCGCATCGGCCGCTTGCGTGCAGCAGTCGGCCGCTAGTTCTCGGGACTGACGCTCTAGCAGCGACTGGATGACCGAGGGTCCGAATAATGGTGGATTCATGGGGTGATGGGTTAAGGTTCAGAACGGAACATCGTCTTCGGTAGTAGGCTTCGCAGCCAGCGGGAGGCTCGCCGTCTTCGTGTCCGGCCGGCGAATGTCCGCTTTCTTCACGACGTAATCCTTTACGGCGTTCTTGGCCTCGTAGTTGCCGCTGGCAGGTTCAATGCGGATTTGCGCAATGCCCTCCCGGCCAATCATGTCATCCGCGTTTAGCCGGCCGGAGTCGTATTTCGCCAACAGGCCCGTGGCTTCGCAGAAGTGGCGCAACTTGTATTCGAGCGACGCCTGGAGGTAGTCGTAAACGAACCGTGTCGCCTCGCCTTTGTAGATGACTAGCTTGAGCTTGATCTGGTCATTGCCGGCCTTGCTCTGGCACTCCGTGGCCTCGGCAACGCGGAAGTCGTAGGAACCTTCCGGCCACAGGCTACGCTCGCGGAGTTGTGCTTCTGTCTTTGGTGTGAATGTCATGGTCTTAGGCGCTGATTTTTTTCTTCAGGAACGTGATCCACTTGGTAATTTGGTCGCTGGTCATCTCGGACCAGTCGGCGACTTCGGCCTTCTCGAAACCCTTCTGAATGTCGGCTTCGGGGATGCGGACGATTTCGAGAAGGTGCTTCACTTCGGCGACCTGGGCCGGGAGCGCGAGCGTGATGGCTTCGGAGGCTGCTTCAACCGCGTCCTTGCCGGCGCGGGCAATGAACTCACTGTAATCCAGCGGGAACTGTGACCCATCCTCAAAGGCGGTGATCCGGCTCTTGCGGACAATGGCGATGCGCGAGCTTCCTCGCTTGTTGGCTTGGATAGCCAAGTCGAGTTCGTAAATAAGCTTATCCCACACGTCGGGAATCTTTCCGATCTCGGTCCGCTGGCCGTTGACCATTCCCCATTCGGACGCTTCGTGGCAGATGAACCAGATGTTCATGTCGAGCCGCGTAGCCCACATGACCAGCCGGCGCATGGCAGCCACCGCTGGCTTTTTGGATGCTCCGAAGGCGTCCTTATCGCCCAGCCGTTCCGCTTCCGCCGCAATCGTGGTCTGAAACAGCTTAGTAAGGCTGTCCACAATAAGCGTCTTGTAGGGATGCTGCTCAGTAGAGAGCGCCTGCATCTGCTCGATCAGCGTGTCGAAGCTAAGGGTGCCGTCTTCTGGCCCCATGTAGGCGCCTCCGCTTGCCTTGAGTATCTCACGGTATTGCGGACCCTTGGCGCCGCCCTCCACGTCGAAATAATACGGGCTTGGGAATGACAAGGCCAACGTGGTCTTGCCCACGCCGGACGGGCCAAACAGGACCGCCTTTAATTTGCCGGGTTTGATTAGCTCCGGCGCTTTTGCTTTCAGTCTGCTCATGTGTGCTTTCGGTTTGTGTTGTGAGATTTACCCCGCGCGCCGGACTTTGGCCTGCTAGCGTTTCAGCCTCGGAGCAACGCGCGGAGTTGAAAGTTGTTTAAGCCTTCTTCCCCCCGTGCATGTGCCCCCTCTTTGCATTCGCCTCAATCTCAGCAAGCAGGGCTTCGCCAAGGTCAAGGTGCAGGTGATGCGCTAGGTCCATGACGCGCACGATTGTCCCGGCCAACTCGCGAACCAGCGTGTCCTTGGCCTGCCAATCGCCCCACGTCGAGGGGTCGTGCTTGCGGACAGCCTCCATCGCCTCCGCAACCTCGCTGGTCACAAGGCCAAGGCAGCCAATGTAGACGGCCGGCGCAATCTCAGGCGTCGCGTCAATCGCCTTGTGGCGCGTTTCCCACCAGCCGTTTGCGTAGTTGACCTCGAAGGCGCACAGGCCGACTTCGTGGAAAAGCTCAAGGAACTGGTTTCGCTCCTTTTCTGGCAGGTGGTAGGGACGGACTTTCTCAGGTGGTGTTCTCATTGTGTGAAATCTACGGGGCTGGACTTGTGTGGATTGGTGGGATGTGGCCTAAGCGGTCCGTTACTGTTGACCCTCTGGTTGCGCGGGATATTGCGTCCCGCCCGCTGTCATTATCGCCGGCCGTGCGGCCAGCCCTGGGAAATGGTTTGGGTTCACGCGAGTTCCCCCAGGTGGATTGTTACCAAGTCGCGCTCGATGGTGATGGAGGTAACATCCGCGACGGTGAATGTGCTTCCGCCGACTCCGTAGCGACCCGTGGCGTCGTAAGTGAGCGGTCCGCGGCCTACCACGCCGGCATTGCGGCACACGCACGCCTTGACGCCTGTATGGATTGCCAACGCGATGCTGTAACGGTGGATAGCGCCACCGCCTAAGCTGTCGGCGCTCATGCGACCCTCCGTAGCGCCCCGCTGCGGAGCATAAGGTTGCCCAACACTCCGCGACGGAACCGATTCTTCGGCGAAAACAAGGACCGGCGCGGCCCTTCCTCAATCCCCTCAATCCCATCCCCATCGGCAGACAATCCGGCACCCATGCGACCCCTCATCCAACCCCGGACTGCCCGCGTGCAAAGTGAAACCGCGTTCTGGGCCAGCGACGCGCCCACGATGGCCGCCGCGCTGATCGTCAGGCCAAACCACCACACCATGACGGCAAAGGTCAGCATGTGGCCTCCTCGTCCTTGGCCCGGTCCCGTGCCTCGTCGCCGCGGGTGTCGCAAGCCTCGCAAAGGTTGTCGCCGATGCAGCGCATGTGCCGCCAACCCTGGTTGGGGTTCGGGCGCCCGAACTCGGCGTCTAGGTCGCGCAAGCGGTCCTCCTCGGGATCAATGTCAATCAGGGGTTTCATGGCTGGGTCGTGGTTGTGGAAAAACACCCTGCCGCCGCGTCGTAACTGTCCTGAAACTCCACCTTGGCAGGGTTGCCGACCACACGGCCGGCAAAAGGGGTGGCCGGTTCTTCGGCCAAGTCGGGGAAGTGCGTCCGCATACAGTCCGCACAGATGCCGTGCGACACGGTTTCGCCTACCGGAGTTTCGGAGCACCAAGCGCAGATGGTTTTCACTTCGTTCCTTTCAACTCAGGGTAGTTGTTGCAGATAGCCGCCCACGCTTGGTCACTCAGCTTCCCCAACGCGCGCTTGTGCCTGTAAATCTCCATCTTCCTCGCCCGGCTGTTGTGGTTCCACGAATCAGGAATCCACCCGATGCCGTGCGGCTTCACCTTGCGCGCGGCTTCAGGTGCGCCGCGGAGCGGGTTGTGTGACGGTCCGCACACGATGTCGCGGAACGGGACTGAGGCCTGGAGTTTCACGCGAGCACCTCCACCTTGACGCCGAGCTTCTCCGCCAGCCGCTTAACCTGCTCCACACTGGAGCCCACTCCGGTTAGGTGCTCCGCGTGTTTCGCCGCGATATCTTTGAGCGCATGATTCAAATCCTGACCGGTGGCAGTGATTGACTGGTAGCCGGACTCGAAGACATGGACCGACCATTGCATCTCGTTGTTGTAGCTATGCTCCAGCGCCACGTTGATGTCGGTTGGCTTGCGACCGGTGATTTCGCCGACCCGCGCCTTGGCGGAGTTTATCGCGGCCAGAACGTCCGCGCAGACTTCGTTGATCTTCATACTGTTTCCTTTCGCTCAAAAGCTCCGTCAATCCGGGTGCGATAGCTGAACCCCTTGATCCCACACCGGCCGCGCCGTGTGCTAACCTTCCAGTGCCAGCCTTCCGCGCCGATGCTCCAAACCTCCGCATCCCACGGCAGGCTTTTGAGTTCATCAGCGGTCAACAGCCGCCAGCCTTCGCCGATCTGGTCTGGATGCACTTGGTCAGGGTTGTGGAGGGGGAGGTCCATGTTTTTGGGCGTGTTTACTTTGCAAGTCTT